TTACTTTTTACAGTGTTGCAGGCTTGCCGCAAACTCCGCTCCCCAGATCGTTAAGTGGAACTCGCACAGCGAACCGCGCAGGATCCAGATGATGAGGACCATCGCGGTGCATACCGTGACGGTGGTGAACGATTTTTGCGACATAGCGCTTGCTCCTTTTACGGAGAGGCGCTAACCTTTCTAGTGTCTAGTTAGAGCGGTTAGGGCCTCGGGTTAACATAAAGTTGACTCGGGGCCTTTCCACATCCGGCCTTTGGTGAAACCTCCGACCGTCAGTCGAAGGCACCCGCCGCGCAGTTTATCAGAATGTTTTGAATCACCAACAAAAAACCGGCCAACAGTGCCGGTTTTGTCTGTACTGCAGATCGCTTAATCGTACAAGATCCCCAACTGGTCGCTATCTTCCGGGTGAGGCTCTGCGAAGTTTTTACGATCGGGGGTTATAAAATCTTTATCCCATGACTCCTTTGTCCCAAAGGTAGCTGAGCAGTTGATGTTCTGGCACTGGTAATAACGTTCTACCGTTTTGTTGGACATGTCGCGACTTGAGCGTGTATGCGCGGCATGACCGCAATGATGGCATTTAAACATGATTATTCCCCTTGGGTTCAGGGGGCTGGCGTCACCATTATGTTAGCCGGAAAAACGCTGCTAATCCATGTCCACATCTTCGGCCCTGACCTCCATCTCCAGCTCCTGCGTATAGCCGCCATTATTCAGCTGATGGGAGATTGATTTTATCAACCACTGCGTCTCGTTTATCTGCTTCTTAAATCCCTTCACGTTGACCGGTAGTTCGGGGAAAAGCGAGGGGTTGGCTTTGGCGAGCGTGATGGTGAGCGTTGCCGATCCGCGTTGCAGTCTCTGCCACATTGCCTTTGCCGCCCGCTGTGCGGTGGACTCATAGGCGTAGGTGTGGCGCATGACCAGTACGTTGCCTTCGCTTCCGGCAAGGTAGTCGCCCTCCGGCTTGTGTTCTGCCGCTGCGTTTTTTCCGGGCTTGCCGCTCTTCTTCATGCGTTTAACAGAAACGGTCTTTTTCTTGCCCTGTAGCGTGTCCAGCCAGTGGGCCTGTACGCCGGTGTAGGCATCCCTGTCAGCTATCACAAACTGGTGATTGTCGCCGTCCTGCCGGGTGATGCTCACGGTGTTAAGAGGTTGCCCGCTTGCAGACAGGGCTTTTCCGGGTTCGATAAACAGCAGCTTACCCGCCTTGATAGTGGCAATGGCGCCATGCTGCCAGGCGAGGCGGGTCAGCAGGTTGGCGTCTGATTCATTGGTCTGATCCATGTGCGGGACACTGATTTGTGCCAGTGATGCGGCGATGCAGGAAGTGAGCTTATTGCGACCGGCGATAGTGTTGACGATATCGCCCACGGTGACCTGATGGTATGAGGCGTTACGCTTAATATTCAGGGTATCCCGGAAATCTGCACTACGCGCGCGAATAGTCAGAACATCAGGTGCGCCACTGTGCTCAATCTCATCAACGGTAAAGCTCCCTTTATCCGTCAGTCTTTCACCTGCCCAGCCCGTTGACAGCCGAATGCTGGCACCGCGTCGGGGGAGTTCCAGCTTGCCGTCTGAATCATCCAGCTCGATGTCCAGCTGGTCGGCGTCAAATCCTCTGTTTTCTGTCAGGGTGAGGGATATCAGTCGGGGTTTAATATCGGTGGTGATGTTCCTGTCGTTTACGACAAGGGTGTAGTCCGGGGAATCAGACAGCAGCTTTTGCGCCTGGCTTAATAGCTCAGTGGGGCTAATCATGGCATGTACCTGCTGAGATCGAGATCGCCGAGAAGGTGGCGCAGATTATCATCCACGCGTTTAAGTGAGAGACGAAACTCAATGCGACGGGCGGCGCCATCTTTAAAAAACTCGGTCCGCGTCTTGTTCAGTTCGGTGATAACAAACATCCCGTAAACAAAACCCGTACCTTCGATAAGGGGCCACGCCAGCCCGGTGTCGGCCATTAGTCTCATGGCTTCCAGTGACAGCGTGCCGCCCGTCAGCTCCGGCAGTAATACGCCCGACAGGGTGATGGTTTCGTCATCCTGCCCCAGAAACTGCGTCGCCGGTCGTAACCCGACGCGGCTGTTGCCCGGATGGCGCCAGCCGATCTGGTGTTCAAAATTCTGGTAGGGGGTGGTCTGTCGCATAAACACGAACAACCCCAGCGCCATCATCATCGGTCATGCTCCTGTTAGTCGATATCGGAAAGGCGGCTGCGCTGTGAAGCCTGCTGCTGTCGCTGACTTTTGTCGATCGCTCTGGCTACTTTCTGGCCCAGCGCCTGCTCGTTCATGCCGGGGGACGGGTGAACGTGGACGATGGTAGGAGCAGTGGGACCATAGGCGGCAACGGGTGTTGTCTGTCGCGGTATAATGGGGTTCCAGCCCCCCATTGACGGGATTTTGCCTGCGGTTTTTCCCGGTTGATTGCCCGCCGGGGGATCGCTGTCTGGTCGCATCCATGACGGGAGCATGTCGGTCATTTTGCTGATTTTATCTTTCAGGGCCTTCCATTTCTCATCAATGCCGCTCATCAGGCCATTGATAATGTTGCTACCGAAAGCCTTGAATCGCGCAGGCAAACCCTCAAACCATGCCATCATGCCCTGCCATTTATCATTGAGGTAATCCCATGCGCCTGAGACGGCGTCGCAAATGTCTTTCCAGAATTTAAGCAGCGCGGGTTTGACGACATCCCAGTGTTTCCACATTTCATAGGCTGCGAGGCCGATGGCGATGATAGCTATTGCGATGGCTGCAATGACGGGGTTTGCCAGCAATGCCAGAAGGGACTCACTAAATAGCGTGGTGGCTATTCGTACAATTTTGAACGCAGTGGAAATCATGCGGGCGGCACGTACTATCATGGAGGCGGCTTTGAGCCATGCAGACCTTGCCAGTACTGAAACCACCTCTTTTATAACCCGGATCGCGGCAGGGAGTTTTTTTGACCACTTGATAAGACTCTTGATGGCACGGACGACTAATCCAGGCTTTTTGGCGGCTTTGTCCCCGGATCCGCCCATGGCTTCTATGGCTTCCCTGAGGATTTTAATTTCTTTGGAGGAGGATGCTGCACCGCTCAGCATACCGAAGACGTATCGCAGGGCGGCGAACGGACCGAGTATCGACGCTATAGCAACCGCCAGCCCGCCAAGCGTAACAGTCAGTACCGCGACGCCAGCGATCCCCTCAATGAGATACTTTGCGGCTTTTGGGTGGCGGGTCATTTCGTCGTTGATTTTGTGCAGAATGTCCGCCATGGCAGACAGGGCTTTGACGTAATCCGGCATGATGTCAGCGCCAATCTGTTGCCTGAGATTGGTTTTCTCTGATGCCAGTCGTAGCTGCTGCCCTACGGCGGAATTCTTGCTACCGGAAATAATCTGCTGCGTAGACTGTGCTGCGTTGCCAGCGCGTACCTGTTTGTCTATGTTGGCCCGCTGCTTGTACATCGTCACCATGATGTCCTGCGCGGTGCGGCTGGAAAATAGCTTCGCGATCGCCATTTCCATTCCTGACTCATTCAGGGTCGGATTGGCTTTTCTGATACGGGGCACGATTTCCGTCATCAGGTACTGATAAGGGTCGGTACGGAAAAGACTGGAATTGACGATCCCGTCAGCTTTCACTTTTGCCAGTTGCCCGGTTTTGGTGTACTGAATGGCATCAGGTCGCAGCAGGCCAATTTTTTGCTGCTCTTCTGCGGCGGCTTTGGTTTCACGTCCCATGACCATATTCTGGTAGGCGCTCGCCAGCCCGGTGCCGGTGCGTTCGCCGCCCTTTTCCTGGATCAGATGCGACAGGGTGAAAAAGAATGCTTTTGGATCGATATTACTGACGGCGACGCCTGCGGTTGACACGACATTGCGGTAATCACGCGCTGTCACCATGCCGCCCGATGCGGCGTTGGCTTTCATGGCGAGATTAGCAAAACTGGTGAATTCCTTGACGGATGAAATATGGTTCAGCAGCTCCGCCGTTTTGACCAGTGCCTGGCTGTCGCTGTTTTGCTCGTCCTGATCCTCATGCTTCACGGTGCCGTTAGACATCAGGATTTTTTGGGCGACCTGTATCTGGGCCAGCGCAGGGGTGACATCAAGGGCTTCATGGCCGTTTCTCAGGATAGAGTAGGCTTCCTTGATGATTTTCATGTTTTCAGTGGTGCTGCTGCCCATCACATTCATACCCTGGGCGTACTTCTGTGACTGCTGCAAGAACTCGTCGCCGACACCCATCGCTTTAAGTTGCGTCAGCTGCTGCTGGTATTCTGTCGCCTGGTGTATAGCGGGCATAAACCCGGCCATAGTCATGCCGCCACCGGCCATCATGATCCCGCCCTTAATGGCAAGATTGTTGCGGATCTCTTTGGTCTTCTGGTACTGGCGCATCATGTCGCTGCTGCGCTTGAGCTGCAATTCCTGCTTCGCCATGAGGTCGTTCGTGAGTCTGGTCTTCTGGCTGAGCAGGGCCTGGGTGTTCGCCAGGTCTTTTGTGGCGATCCCGTTTTCCTGCATTTCGTGGCGCAGCTGCGTGAGCTTGCCGATTTCGTTGCGCTGTTCGGTTACCAGTTTCTGGTGCTCGCGGGTCTGCTTGTTCAGTGCGGCGGTGAATTCCCTGCTGGGTTCTTTGGTGTTCCGGTAAGCCTGCCCCATGCGCTGCAATGCGCTGGATGACTGGCGCAGTCGTTCGGTGCTCTGCCTGACCGAGTTCTGGAGCTTCTGGAGGGATTCAACCTTTGCGGCCTGACTTTCAAGGGATTTAATTTCCCGGCGAGTGTCTTTCGTGGCAGCAGCCAGGCGACGGCTGGCCGCCTGGATATTTTTCAGGGGTGCGGTGATTTTATCCACCGCGCTGAGCATAACCTGTAGCTGTAGTTTTCTGTCACTCATCGTCTGCGCCGCTTCTTCTGGCTGCTTTTTCTCGCCAGTTCAGCAGCTCGGTGATTGTCATGGGGTACATTTCGGACGGCGGCCAGTGAAAAATGACCGCAACGTCCGCCATCAGGTCTTCAATGGTCAGGTCGGCGGGAGGTCGTCCTTCGCCGAATTCGGCAGTAAAAAACCGAGAACGCCCATTCCCAGCTGCACAAGATCAGACGGTGGCATCTTTTGCACGTCGTCATTGATAAGCGAAGGAGAGCTGATGCGCGGCAACACCTTGCTGAGGGCGATAACATCCATTTCCATGAGTGCCGTCAGCGTGGTTCCGCGAAGGGCGCCACTGTTCGGACAGATAAGTGTTATCTCAGTGATTTCGCTGTCGCCGCGCTTGATAGGGTAATCAAGCGTGATAACGGTCGTATTGGTGGTGTTCTTGCTCATTGATTGTCTCCGTTATTCTTCCGAGCCTGATTACACCAGGCCGATGTTTTTGCGATGCTGCGCCAGTCGGTCCACACCGCCGAATTTTTCGATAAGGTTGACCGTATCAATCTCGACCAGCTCCTCGCCGTCGATGGTCAGCTTGTAATAGGTGCAGACGGTGGTGATTTTTAGCGTGGTGGTTTCGCCTTCCTTGCTGTCGCCCGGATCGATTTCCTTATGACGCCCGCGCACGACCACTTCGACAGCAGAGGCTTCACCCGTGTCATCGCGCTGAATGGAGCCTGCGAAGCGCACCATGGCGGAGTCAATGACCGGGTCGCCCATCTGTTTGTAGGGTTCGGGGTCGTATCCACCAAGCGTCCAGTTCAGCGTCAGCGCCTCATCGTCCAGGCCCATATCAATTGCCGCCGCGCCGCTCATGCCTGCGCCGCGCCAGTTTTCATTTTTACGGGTGAGCTTTGGCAGCGTGACGGATTCTGCGACGCCGTGATAATCGAGGCCGTTCAGGAAGACGTTGAAGCTTTTGAGTTTTCTTGGGAGTGCCATAGATGGCTGTCCTTTTAGCTGTTAATGCCTTGAGAGAAATCCACCAGGTAGCTGTCGGTAATGCGCTGGCGCAGGGTCAAGTCTTCGAGTGGCGGCACCGGGGTGTAGTCATAATCAATAATGGCTTTGCCTGCGGCGACGTTTTCCGCCGGGTTGGCGTCAGGGTCGTACCAGCAGTTACCGCCAATCAGATAGCCGCCGTTGACTAGGCTGCGGATTTTGGCGTTGATGTTGTGGACCATGTCCTTGATAAGGGATGGGGTCATGGGCATATCCATCGCCCACATTTGCGCCTCGGCCATGGTATCGGCCAGTACCTGGGCGGTGCGGGTGTAGTTCTCAAAGGCAAAGTCCGGATCGTCTGAGCAGGTGCGATCACCCCAGAAGCGATAGCCGTCTTTATTAATCAGGGTGGTGACGTCATTCTGGTTCAGCAGGTCGGCGTCGGTGCCTTCGGTCTGCAAATCCCAGTAAACGCCTTTCGAAATGCCGGTCACGCCATTGACGCCCACATTCGACAGCGTTTTATGCCAGCCGATGGTCTGGTCAATCTGCGCGCGCAGCCCGAGCGCGCGGGCGGTGGCCCATGCAATATCGGTGCTGCTGGTCACGGTATTCCAGTCCATAAACTCGGGCCACAGGAGCATCAGTTCGCGCTGGCTAAAGTTGTTCCGGTAGGCGATGGCATCAGAAATGTTGTCGCAGCCCCACGCGCTGGCATAGGTAAAGCCGCGTAACTTCTGGGCGATGGACACCATGGCGGCGGTAACGTCCTGATTGTCCAGTCCGGGAACGCCGAGAATGCGGGGCTTCACGCCGAGCATTGTCTGCGCTGACAGCAGGGCTTTCATGCCGGTGTAGTTGCCATTCGCATCGGCACCGCCGATCACATTGGTGGTTGTGGCGGCCTCGTCTTCGCCTTCCTCCACGCGTACCACGACGGTGACGGGCTGAGCCTGGTCGGCGATGGCCTGGAGTGAGGTGGCCAGTGTGCCAGAGGTTCCCGCCTTGCCGACGGCGCTCTGGATATTGGTTAACAAAACAGGGGTATTGAGCGGAAATTGGGTGTCATCGGCATCGCTTGCGGTGCACACCATGCCGATGATGGCGGTGCTGACGGTCTGGATAGAACGGACACCGTCACTGACCTCAATGACACGCGCGCCGTGATGATACTGATCTGTTGACATACTGGATGACTCCGCTGGGTTTTGGCTCATGATTGCAGCGGGGAATCGTGAATGCATTGACTTGTTGTTGTGCCATTGCTGACACAACAACAAGACTGAAAATGACGTTGATTATTGTGTCAGATTGCGGTGTTAAGCCTGTCATGGACGGCTTTTTCAATTCTGGCACAGGCGATATCGAAATATTCCGTGCTTAATTCTATCCCCGTAAAACCGCGTCCGGAGGCGATTGCAGCTGCGCCCGTTGTACCGCTGCCCATGAAGGGATCGAGAATAATGCCGGAAGGTGGGGCGGGCTTTATCAGTTCGCCCATGAGTGCGAGGGGTTTTGCCGTCATGTGCTGCTTTTCCTGCGGAATGACGCGCTGGGTGATCATTCCGCTCCATGGCCCGCCGTGGGTGGATTTCTTTAGCGCCCCCTTGCTTCCCCAGACGATATATTCGCACTGATGCCGGAAATACCCGGTGTGCGGTGCTCTTGAGCTGGCGGTCTTATTCCACGGCACCACGCCACGCCAGAGAAAACCGCCTGCCTGCAATGCATCGGTAGTGGAGGGGAACTGCCGCCAGTCGCTGAACAGCATAACGTAGCTGTTATCGTGCAGGCGTGAAAATGCCATGCCGAGCCACAGCGTCATCCACATTACCCACGATCGGGTGTCGCGATTATCCCCATAAAATTCTGCATACTTTTTACTGTTGACGTACTTGCTGCCGGGTGGCTGGGATTTTGCCCCAATGGTCATGCCGCCGCTGCTGTACGGCGGATCGGTAATAAGCGCATCCGCCATGCTCAGGTGGGGAAGTATTTCCATGCAATCACCACAGTACAGCGTGGCGTTGCCGATCGTCTGTTGCTGGTATGGCATAGATCACTCCTTCACATGTGGGCGCTGAAATAAGGTTGTTATTCTGGTTTTGGGGGCCAGGTAATGTCCGGTGCGTCTTCAGGGTTTACCCTGCTCAGTAAGACGCGGTATTTTTTCCATGCCGTTAACTGGCTCTTTTCATCATCCGTTGCCATGTTCAGATCGACGGCATCCTGCAAGAGTTCAACGGTGTTATTGGCTTCGCTTGCCAGTCCATATTTTGTTTGTTGAGCGTCATCAACCTGTGCCGCCTTTTCCGCTGCGTCATCTTTCACCCACTGACTCCCGTCCCATTTTTCATAGGATCCACCTGGGGAGGTTGTGACTGAATCATCAGGGAGCGGGCCGAGGCTTGTGATGGTGATTTCCTTCCCGTTTGATGCGCTGTACACCGTTTGACCGCGATGGTCTTCCGTCAGAGACCAGGCGCTGGCCTCTTCGTCAAAAATAGCAACCTGTCCGGCGGGAATAACCGGCGGGGGTGTGAGTGTGCAATCGGCTGGTAAGCCGGTGTGTGGAGGAATGTAGACATCGCCAGTACCAATAAACTCATGCGTATCGGCAAGGTAGTTGTAAACCTTGAAGGTCTGGTCTTTTTCGCTCATCTCGAAATTCATTATGCAAGTCTCACTATGTAATTGAATGCGATGTTGTCTACCGTGTTTTGCGCATTGCCCGTGGGTGAAATGGTGGCGGGGTGACTGTGTGGGCCATGACGATTGGGTGCGCGTGTGGCCCGATCACAACGCCATGAGCGTGATCCTGGACGGGGCTTGTTTTGGGGGATGCCGTACCTTTTGCGCTAGTCCCTTCGACTCGGGAGCCGTTCGTTACCTCCCCGTCGCCGTATCCTCCCTTTCCTCCATCCGTGCGAACCCCAGAAATATGGTCATGGCCTGCGTTACTGGTGGTGGTTTTGGTGCCGTAATCAAAGCTTGAGGTGTTTTTTGTCCCGAGGTCGGTGGCGGATACGGTGGCGGTGTGTCCGTGTGATTTGACCTCGCCCGCTTCGCGGGTGAGGGGATTACGGCCATCAGGCTTCCCTTTGATTGTCTGGCCGCGCATATCAGGAAGAATGCCGGACGGGTAAGCAAGGGCAAGCTTTGGGTATTGTGCTGTCGCGAATGTCTGTCCCTGCACAATCGCAAATCCTGCTGGCGGGGTATTGGTCGGCCAGGGTAGTGGCACGCCGACAGGCAAGATATTGTCTGCATTGCTGGCCTTGTCAAAGGCTGCTTTTACCGCCTTTGGTGTTGCTGCTTTGGTCTCATCGTCGCTGTCGGTGGCGCTGCTGAGCTGAACAAATCCTTTTTCCGTAGTCGTGCCATCAGGGTGGTTTCGGCTGCTGGCGTGCTCTTCAATCACGGTGTCAGTGTATTGAGCAACGGCTTTTACCGCCTTTGGTGTTGCTGCTTTGGTCTCATCGTCACTGTCGGTGGCGCTGCTGAGCTGAACCAGACCTTTGTCTTTGGTTGTCGCGTCTGGATGGTTGCGGCTTTTTGCGTGCTCTTCAATCGAGTTGTCTACGTATTCACGCGTTGCAAGAACGACAGATGGGTCAATTTTGAGCGTCACGGCATCGTCGCTACTGACGATCAGAATAATGCGAATGACCTGCTCGCGACCTGCACCTTCTTCCAGAAGGGGCTTGTAGGAGGGTGGGCAATTCCCGACAGCAATCAAATCACCGTCAGCGTCATATAATCCCAACTCCCTGATCCACCACCCGCCGACGTCATCAGGGAGCACCTGTTCTGCCACTATCTGGTTGGCATTATTCGGGTCAACAGACAGTGAATTGAGGGAGGCGCGGCGGCATTCATTGATAAGCGACGTCTGCGACGGCTCTGGTGTCGGCATGACGCCGTTTGCATCGCCCACGCCCATCGCTGTGATATTCAGCGGGGTGTCTGTCGCGGTGGCGTTGGCGAGTTTTGCCACACCGATGTCGGTAAAGAGCGCGTAATACGGGGCGGTCATGTGGAGATCTCCGTGGTGTCTATCAGGTAAACAGCTGCGCGTCCGATGGCGCGCATACTGCTGTCAATGCTGTCCGGGTAATACGGATAAATGGTCATAATGTCACCGTCATAACTGCCTGCGGCGACTGGCAGTTGCCCGCGCGTTTCCAGCGAGATGGTGAGCATGGTCAGGTGCCGGCTGCACGGTTTAGCATCGCTGATGACGCGCTCAAGCTCGGAGTACATCTCGGGAGTAATGCCGGTGTCCAGGGTGGCAATTTCCATCTCGAACGTGCCGGGTGTTTTGTCGTTCTGCCACCATTCGGTCACGCTGATGAGGTAGCCCAGCGGCTCTACGGCCTGGCGAAGGGCGCTGATGGTCCCCTTGCGCCGGTGCAGCATGTAGGAGCCTCTGATGACGCTGCGTTTTGTGTCCTCGTCCCACTGGTTATCCCAGCGTTCAACCGAAAAGGCCCATGCAAGATAGGGCAGCAAGGGGAGCGGGCAGGTGTCCGGATCCCACAGCGTGCGAATCGGCACGCTGACCGCGCTCACCTCCGCGCTGGCCTGTTCGGCATGAAGCTCAAGCGCCGTGGCACCAGTGGGGAGAATTCGCTCAGTCATTCATGGCCACCACAGTGATTTTCGGCGATGCGCACCATGACGCCTGAGTGTTGCTGATGGCAATATCATCCCCCGGGCTGTCCAGATCCACATGCACCACGCCTTCCACGGTCAGGGCGGCGTCAATAGAGGATCGCCAGACACTCAGGCCGATACGGTGCCGGGTGTTGATGTAGTCCTGTAGCTGTTGCAGCGCGGCCTGCGCGATGGGTTCAATCTCAGGGCCTGGCTTGCAGTAGACGGTGGCGACAATCTCGTAATTCACGATTTCTGCCGTCTGTACGGTGAGGCGGTCGGCGACGGGCCTGACATCATCGCCGCTCAGCGCCTGATCCACGATATTAATCAACCCGTCGTCAGCGGTGCCGTCGCCTTCGCGGGACAGAATGCAGACGGTCACGCACGCGGGCGATGGGCTGGTTGCTTTCGCATCGGCCACGCGTCCGTCGGCGCTGCGGGCGAAAAACTCATAGGCAGCCGTGGGGCCTGCCACGCTTAATCCTTCAAAAGCCTGCGGGGCGCGCTTTCGTAAGTCGCTGTCGGACTCCATGACCGCTGGTGTGGGCGGGATGGTTGTCGGGTCTGCCGGGCGAATGACCAGGCGCTGCACGTTGAAGGCGGCGACGAGGTTATCCAGATCGGTGCCGGTCGCATACGCCAGCATGACGGCGCGCGCGGCATCGTTCACGCGCTGGCGGGTCAATAATGCGCGGTAGGCGTAGGCCTGCGTCAGCATGGTCAGGGGTTCGGACTCCAGCGCAAGCGTTGCCCGGACGGCGTCTCTTTCATTTTCCGGCGTCAGCTCAATGATGCGCTGCTGTATGGCGCTGAGCAGCGTTTCATAGTTCAGGGGTTCAATCACATCTGGCGGGGGCAGGAGTGAGATATCAACGGTACTCATCGCGCCACCTCGCTACCCATATGAGAAGACAGTGTGAACGTGGCGTCGCTGTCGTTACGGCTGCATACTAGCTCAGCCAGCAGTGAGCTTTTTGTTTGTCCGGTCTTGAGCTGCATCGAGCGAATGACGACACGCGGCTCCCAGCGCATCACGGCGCTGTAAACGATGGACATCATTTGCAGGCGCAGCGCGTCATTCATTGGGGTATCAATGACGGTGGAAATCAGCGAACCGTATTCCCGGCGCATGACCCGACTGCCGACCGGGGTGTTGAGGATGTCGCTCACGGACTGGCTGATATGATCCAGATCGGTGATGGCGTTGCCGCTGCTGGCATTCATGCCGAGGTATTTCATTTGATCGGCTCTCCTGTTTCGCTGTCGCCGGACTTCACGCCAGGGTGTTTATGTTCATCCACCACCACGCCGTTTGAACTGAATGAGCCGCCGCTGTGCTCAATGTTGCCGTGCATTTCTCCACCCTGGGTGATGTTGAGCGCTTCGGCGGTGACTCTCCCCAGAAACTCCGTTTCAGGACAATCCCACGTGGTTTTTTCTGCAACGCTGATATGCGCCGTTTTTGCGCCGGTCATCAGGAAACTACTGTCGTCCGGGTTGTACTGCAGCACAGCTGAATCTGGAAATGAGATGTGCAGGGCGTTGGGTAAATCACAGGGCGCAGGGTTTGCATCGCTGTATATGCCACCAAAACACACCGCCGTCGTTGGCTCCCCATTCAGGGACAGCATGACCGCCTGCTCTCCTGGTGATGGCGGACACCATACTTTGATTTTTCCGGCGCGCATGGCAAGCCAGGGGATCCAGTCGGTGGCCCTGTTCGGATCGCCGCCGACGTGGACGCGGCACTTTCCACCCTTCACCTCGCTGATGATGCCTATCCCCAGCAGGTTGTTGACGAGTCGTAACAGTTCCGCAAGTTGTTCATTCATGATGTATACCCGCCTAAAGGTGCCTGCTCAGATGGTCAAGGATCTGCGCCTCAATAGCCCTGATGTTGCCGTTATCAAATCCCAGCAGCTGGCGCACCGGATAGCGCACGCGTGGGCCGTTGCGACTGACTGTATCCTCCAGCCCGTACTGGCTGGTCCTGGCGATATATCCGGTGCGTCCGTCAAAGAACACGCTGGCTTCGTTCGCGGTGGCGGTCACTTTCATGTATTTAGCCGTGCGCAGTTTTGCGAACATGCCGCGCCGGATCCGCCCCTGTTTGTCACGCAGTCGACGGCGGGGTGTGAACGGGCTTTCGTCCGGGTTCTTTTGCTGTGCGATACGCTTCTGATTGGCCCGTCGCAGTTCGCGGGCGATCACCATGTTCATGCGCTTGCGGCTGACGGGTGTCAGCACCATCAGCAGGCCCGTCAGACTTGCGTCAAGTAACCGGAGGTTATCGGCAAGCATGATTACACCTCCCAGCGCGTTGCGGCAGGGTTATGGATAAACGCAAAGGGACCGTGGTTGTCGTAGTGCGTGGGCGGCTCATCCACGTGTTTAACCAGCAGGATCCCGTCCGGCTCTTCTTTGACGATCACGCGCTCAGTGAGGTGAAGGGCAATCTCAATATCGCAGCTCTCATTACTCAGGATGTCCACCTCAAAGCGAAAGGCGTCTTCGCGCAGGTCCGGGTTTGCCATGCCGTCATGCTGATGGACGCGCAGCCAGCTCAACACGGGCACCATAATGGTGTCCACGTCGCCGCCAAAATCAGTGACAACCAGGCTCAGCGTGTACTGGTATTCATGGGACAAGGAGGGGGCGAGGGAGGAAATGATATTCCCGCGCTCAATGAAAATATGGAGCTTGTCCGGGTCGTTCCTGAACTCCGGCACCGCTTCCGTCAGTGTTTTGCGTAGCATTCTGGGTTTCAGCATGAGTTGCGTGCTCTCGTGTTCAGTCCATGGTCCGGCACACAACAACGGCGGTGCCATTCGTCATGATGCGGGTGATACTCATTGGCTCTGTTGATGTGATTTGCACGCCAACATACCGCTGCGAAACGCAGCCCTGGAGCAGCAGGCACAGCAGAAACAGGCGCGCCGTTTTCCTGATGGCTTTCATTACGGGCCTCCGGGCTTGCAGACCTGGCTTTCGCCCGGATTGGTATCAATGCAGGCAGAGCCGTTCGGGTAGGTCAGTACGACAGTGTTGTCCGGCTGGACCTCTGCATTGGTGACTGCCTGCCCGCGCGCGCCGCTGGCATGGGTGAACGAAACAGCAGAACACCCCTGGAGGCAGAGGGTTAGCAGCGCGAGGGCGAGTGTGTGGCGAATCAGTTTCATGGTGTCATTTCCTTAGTCCCAGAGTTGTACGGTGTCGCTGGTTGAGGGCATAACCTGATCCGGCATCTCAACGGCGTAGCCGTAAGGAACGAAAACGCCCAGATCGGCAAGGCCCGGATTGGCATTAAGTGTGCTCTCTGTCACATCAGCGGTTTTGCCGTAGTAGCGCTGGCAAATCATGTCCAGGGTTTCCTGTTGCTGCGCGATGATTTTCATCAGACCAGCACGGTGGTGTTGTGGTTGAGGTCCTGGAGTTCCCGCATGGACCAGCGCGCATCGCGCCAGAGGTCGGCAATTTCCGTCTCAAGGCTTGCTGCCTTGCGATCACCTTTGGCGGTGGCGTCAAAATCACGGTAACGCTCGGTGACGTTGGCCTTTGCTATGCAGAAGACCGCCCGGCGGTAGTTGTGCTCTTTTGGGCTTTTGCCGTCGACCGAATCGTCATAAGGCACATCGCCGAGTGACGCGTAACCCTGCGCCTCCTGGCTTTTTCGCCAGGACAGCAGCTCGCGGTTGACATTGACCATGGCGGTGACAAGTGCTTCGCGCTGCCGTTCGGGTGTGGTGGTGCCGTCAAGGCGCATGGTTGCCGTAAATTCATCCGGACTGATGGGGGGCCAGAATGTGCCGTTCTCTATGGTCGGCTGTGGCTTTGTGGGTGCTGCGGCAACAAATCCGTTCATGGGGCCACCTTAAAGCGGGCGGGGGACAGCGGCTTTACCGTAGCATCAGGGATGCGTGGTGCCGCCGCTGTTCCGCCCTTGTGTGGGTTCGTTAGTCGTCTGCCTTTTTCAGGCGGTTCAAATCTTTCTTAACACCGGCGCGGGTGTGCAGTCGAAGGGCCTGCTCAAGGGCCATTCTGGCTTTTTGCGTGTCGCCGTTTTGCTCCATTGCATAGCCCAGGGCTTTGTATAATTTCGCCCGCGCTTCATCCGGCATGTCGTGCGACGCGGTGATTTCCATCGTCTGCTGCAGTACCGCCATATCCAGCGGTTCAGACAGCTCATAGCCCGTCAGTGCGCGGTTGGCGATGTCCTCTGCGATCACCGTCGCCAGCGTCCGGTCATATCCTGGGATAGTCATGCCGTGTGCCAGCGCAAAGGCTGCCAGCGGCAGGGCTTTGACCGGCTCACCGATATCAATGAGCCAGACGATGGACATAACCAGAACATCATCTTGTGTCGGTTTGCCTGAGCGGATCACACCCTCAACCCACGGCAGGTAATCGACCAGGACCTTGCGCTTGAAGTCACTCCGGCGCAGTGAGCTTTGCAGGCGGAGCAGGCTGCGCTTGTCCTCATCAAGCTTTCGCAGCATCAGCTGGCGCATCCCCTCGCTAAGGCGGGTTTCCCCGCCTTCCTCAGTGATGCCACCGGCGCTTTCGCGCAAAAAGTGTCGGCGGGCTGGCGTCATCATTTTTTGGCCTTTTTATCCTGCTTTGTGTCGTCGGTGTCATGGGTCGTGCCGTCGCCCTGTGTTGCGTTGTCCGTCTCCGCGTTTTCGTGCTGGCCGGTGCCGTCCGTCTCTGTCTGCTGGTTTTCCTCTCGGAGGCTCTCAGCCAGGAGGGCATCTGCGGCGACAACGGCGTCCGCCTCTGCGTTTCGCGCGTTCAGCTCTGCCGGGATCGGTTGCGCGGCGTGTGCCAGTGCGGTGGTGATCGCGGTGGTCAGTGCGTGGGTGACTTTCACCAGCGCGTCCTCTTCCGTGACCTGACTGCCATCGAGCGGGCTGGTAACCAGTTCGATATTTTCGATAACGCAGCAGCCGTCATAATCCTCAATCACGTAATCCTGATTGACGGACTCGTAGTTCTCGATCTGGTCACGTTTGGCATTGTCCACGATGCAGCGGCGGCGGGTGCCTTTCTGCCAGTAGATGGAAAGGTTATCCAGGCGCGTGACCATCAGGGCGTTAGGCGGGAAATACGGCACACGCACCGCTTTCAGCCCGCCGATGCGTTTCTGGCTGATGATGATGTCGGCGGCCAGCGTTTCGCTGTTCGGTTGCTGCTGGTTTACCAGCGGAAAATACTTGTCAGCGAGCAGCTGACGGCCACAGATGACAACCAGCTTCGGATCGTCCTGATACCAGGGGGCGATCAGGTTATCCACTGAATCCATCACGGCAGCGTCGATATTTTCATAATCGCCGCCCTTGCCAATGACGACTTTCGTCGGATCGACACCGCCGCTCATGACGCGCTCAGGTGCGTCGTTGCGGCATTTCTGGAGCCAGCCGACACCGACATCCTGAAGCAGCGGATTGGCGGCAATGTCGGAAGTTTTCGCGCGGTGCGTCCCGTTCCAGCCAATCATGATGCGGTCCAGCGCCTGGCGCTGGAGGATGCTGTCGCGCAGGATGGGCTGGAAGTTAGGGAAGGCCGCCCACATGTCGATTTTTTCGTAGCGAAGCAGGGTGTCGAAGTTGGTCTGCTGGCAGTAGTAGCCCACGTCGGTCATGTCGCTGATATCGCGTGGGGTACGGTCCTGCTGGGTGGTGTCCGTGGTGCTGGCGGCGGGACCGCTAACGCCGAGGCCAATCTTCTCGCCTTGCTGGTTAATAACGGGGACGGTATTGACTGACATCAGAAAGCTACTGCTTTCCTGAATGCGTTTTTCCATGCGCTGTGCGACTGCAGGCGTCACGGTGAATTTTTTACCAGCAGATACCATGGCAGCGGTGACGCCGTTCAGTTTGGCCTGGCGGTTCAGATAGCCGTCGAAGGCTTCTTGGGTTTCCGGGATCATAAATGTGCTCTCAGCAGTCGGTTTCGAGATCTGGTTTGCCGCCGGTAGACAGCGGGCGGCTCAGGTGGCTGGCGTCGGTGGTGCTCAGTTTCTGCGTCAGCTCTGTCAGGGCGGTCTGTTGCTGGCTGACGTTATCGGTCAGTAGTGTCACAGCCTGCGTCAGGGTGTCGATCTGGTTCAGGCGCTCCGCCTGTTGCTGCTGGTTTTCCGCCATCAGGGTGATGGTCCCATGGATATCGGTCATATCAGCCTGATGACCTTTATCCCGGCCAGACAGGAGTTCTTTCACTCGCGTCAGCAGATTAGGTTTTTCTTCCTGCGGCTCTTCAAACTCGAAGGTGATCTCTTCTGATGCGGTAAACAGGCAGGCAGGATCGCTTTTGCGATGTGCGAGCGGGTTGTTTTCAGCACCTGCGCAGAATTGCAGGATTTCGGTGCCGAGGCTTGCCGGGCTGTCCGTCACAGCGAGGCCGGTGAGGTAGGCCTTGCCAGTTTTGGCAAAGTTGGGGTTGTACTCGATGCTGGTGTGAACCTTCTGGCGGGCGCGGTTGATTTCAACCAGTTCGTCTGTCGCGTCAATCTGGCCCTTCAGCGCGAGCTTGCCCTTAAGCGGGCCGTCGGTGATCTCTTCCGCTTTGACGGCAGTAACATCGCCGTAAGCCTTAAACGGACTGTTTGGCAGTAGTCCGCGAAAATGCTCCATGTTAACGCGGGCGTTATACATGCGGGGATCGTAGCTGTCCGCCATATCCTGGATATCCTGACGGCTGACGTTGCGCCCGTCACAGGTGGCACCCTCGGTGCAGATTTGAACGAATTTTGACTTTTTGCCCATGGCATGGCTCGCTGTAGTGGTAAGGTTTTTGGCTATGGTCGCGGCAGGCTGTCGCCATGAGCAATGACTTGTTGTTGTGTGAGGGATGGCACAACAGAAAGGCGGTGCCGGAGGTCGAATCGCGCGGGTAGTCTGACGCCATGAAGACTGATAACACCCCTGATGTTCAGGATCTCGACCCCCGCCGTCAGGCCATGCTGTACTACTGGCAGGGTTTTAAACTGACATATATTTCACGCCTGCTGGGCGTGCGTCCCAATACGCTGTACAGCTGGAAGCGGCGGGATAAATGGGATGAGTTCAGCCCACTACAACGGGCTGAACTCACCACCTCCGAGCGCTACTGCCGCTTGATGGCAAAATCAGCTTTGACGGACGGCGATCTGAAAGAGGCGGATGCTCTCAGTCGTCAGATGGAGCGCCAGTCCCGTATCCGCAAACACGATGCCACGGGAAAAGAATCCGATCTCAATCCCAATGTTGAGCGCAGACACAGCGGCAAGCGCCAGGCACCCAAGGTGAATGCCTTCACCGAGGCGCAGCTGGAGAAGTTGCAAACCGTCTTCTTTGAGTCAATTTTTGATTATCAGAAACTTTGGTATACCGCCGGAAACAACCCAGACTGCCGCATCCGTAATATCCTGAAATCACGTCAGATAGGGGCCACATGGTACTTCGCCCGTGAGGCGCTGTTGGATGCGATGATCACAGGGCGCACACAGATATTCCTGTCGGCCAGTAAGTCGCAGGCCCACGTCTTCAAAAACTACATCATTCAGTTCGCGCTCGAGGCTGATCTTGAGCTACGCGGCGACCCGATGCGCCTGCCGAACGGCGCGCAGCTGCACTTCCTGGGGACCAGTTCCCGTACTGCACAGAGCTACACCGGCAACCTCTACTTTGATGAATATTTCTGGGTGCCTAAATTCCGGACGCTGCGCAAGGTGGCCTCCGGTATGGCGATGCAGAACAGGTACAGGCAGACCTATTTCTCCACGCCCTCCACGCTGACCCACGAGGCCTACTCATTCTGGTCCGGTGAGGCGTACAACGACGGTCGTCCTAAGGATGAGCGAATTGAGATGGATGTTTCGCCTGCATCACTGGTGGATTTTCGTGAATGCCCGGATGCGCAGCTGCGCCAGGTCGTCACCATTGAAAACGCCATCGCGCGCGGTTTTAACAAGGCTGGCATCGAGCAGTTGCGCCGTGAATATCCGCCGGAAGAGTTCCGCAATTTGCTGTTGTGCGAATTTATCGACGACAGCACATCGGTATTCCCTTTTGAAGAGCTGAAGCGGTGCATGGTGGATGCGTGGGAGGAGTGGCCGGATTATCAGCCGCTCCTGCTGCGGCCCTTTATGTATCGTCCGGTCTGGGTAGGGTATGACCCAAACGGCGGTGGTGAGGGTGGCGACAGCGCCGGTTGCGTTGTGATGTCGCCACCTTCTGCGCCCGGCGGTGTATTCCGCGTTCTTGAGCGTCATCGTTGGCCGGGGGATGACTATGAAGGACAGGCTGCGGCCATCAGAGGGATCACTGAGCGCTATAACGTGGAGCGTATCGCGATCGACAGCACTGGGATAGGCAATGCCGTCTGGCAGCTGGTTTCGAAGTTCTTTCCGGCGGCGATGCGTATCCAGTACAGCCTGGAAGTTAAAACAAACATGGTCCTGAAGGCTCGAAACGTCATCCGTCATGGGCGTTTGGCCTTTGATGCCGGGCATACGGATATTGCCCAGTCGTTTATGGCCATACGTAAAGTGATGACCAGTAGTGGACGCCAGGCAACCTATGCTGCCAGTCGTTCAGCGGCGGTCGGTCATGCAGACCTAGCCTGGGCGGTGATGCACGTCCTGTTTAACGAGCCGCTGGAAGGCAATTCAGATAACAATTCGTTCCGCTTTGAGGTAATAGGATGAGCAGCAGGAAAAATAAACACAAAGCAGAAAAGGCGACAGCCAATAAATCACCCGGCACACAGCTGCTGACATTTGGTGAACCCGAGCCGGTGCTGAATTATGGCGCCATCATGGAGTGTCTGGAGTGCGTCAGCAACGGGATCTGGTACGAGCCACCTGTGGATTTTGACGGGCTGGCGCGCCTGTCGAGGGCGACACCGCACCACGGCTCGGCGCTGTTCGTTAAGCGCAATATTCTGGCGAGTACCTTCATTCCTCATCCGTTGCTCAGTCGTGGGGAATTTAACGCGTGGGCGCTGGATTATCTTGTGTATGGCAATGGATACCTGGAGCTCAGGCGGAATATGCTGGGTGAGCCTTTGCAGTTACGCCGCGCACTGGCTCTGCTTGTGCGTCGTGGTGTTAAGCCGGGGATGTTCTATGCGTTACAGCGTGACGAGTTATCGGGCGAGGGGTATTACACCTTCCCCAGAGACAGCGTGTTTCAGCTGCTGGAGCCAGATCTGTTTCAGGAGGTCTATGGCCTGCCGCAGTACCTGTGCGGGATTAACAGTATTCTCCTGAATGAATCGGCGACGCTGTTTCGTCGTAAATACTACGATAACGGCACTTTCATGGGGTCCGTGTTTTATCTGACGGACGCGGTGCAGAACCAGAGTGATATCGACAAAATCAAAGAGACAATAGAATCCGGCAAGGGTCGGGGGAATTTTAAAAGCATGTTCCTGTACGCACCGAACGGCAACAAGGAAGGCCTGCAAATCATGCCGCTGGCACAGATGGCGGCAAAGGATGAATTTCTTAACGTCAAGAATACTACTCGTGATGACGAGCTAAGTGTTCACCGGGTGCCGCCGCAGCTGATGGGGATCATCCCCAACAACACGGGCGGGTTTGGCAGCGTGACGGATGCCAGTGAGGTGTTTGTGCGCAACGAGCTGGTCCCACTTCAGGAGCGTATGAGCGAGCTTAATGACTGGCTGGGGATCGATGTTATCCGGTTCAGCGAATACATACTGCCAGGCGGGGGGAAATCCTAACAATCCGTTTCGGTGCTAAACCCTGCTGACCGGCAGCACGAGCAGGGTTTGCCGATATTATTCTGACCGGCAACGCGCTGTCATCCCGTAGCCCCAACATACCGAACGCCTTCACATTAGTTACCGCCAGCCCGGGCAGACTGAGCCAGCGGTGACGGCTTTCTTCTGCGTGTCATCGCCCGCCCTTGCTTTAAATACCTGGACATCCTTGCCTTCATTGCGCCATGCCTGCACGTGCTGAACCATGGCGGTGGCTGTTTTTCACTGTACCCCCGCCCGCCTTTGCGATTTTAGCGTTGCCATGGCTTTTCTGTTGGGTGGTGTTTTATTTCAGGCGGACCTGAGCCAAAACCTTCGGCGCGCGATCCCCCACACACCGGCCCTGTTTAGTAAATGCATAAAAAACCGTGCACACTTCATAATGGCAAAAAAACCTTCGCATCAAAGGATGGTTGTCATTTTGATAGTGAAATGATCCTTGCAGATCCTTGCGCCTAAGGCATGCAGTTTGCGGGGGAGGGGGGCGACATTTCTGACTTTGTGGGCCTTAACATGCTTTATGAGTTTAATTGTCTTCCTAAGTGCTGTCATTTTGTGCAAGAAAAGAGAGGATAACCATTTAGTTGAGGGGTTATGTCTTATGAGCAGATAGATGGCTGCTGATAGTAGGTAAGTATTCGACATATCGGGAATTACTGTATACATAACCATGCTTATTGTGTTAGGGTTTTATTAGTGAAATCACATCACACATTTAACCCAGATGGAGTGGTAATGGAAGAATTACAGCCGGTCATCAAAGAGCTTTTAGAGCAGTCACGTGATATTGAAAAGCTCAGGCAGGAAGAAGATCTTCATCTTTTGAAGAAGGTTCTGGAGATTTATGATCAGAAAGTTGTGGCTGAGGTACTTCGGGCGGTTAGCGGCAGCGACTGGTCTAGGGAAGCGATTAATCGTTGGGTAAACGGTAAGCTAACCGGAAAACGATTAGTTGAAGTTGAAATAAAAATGCTACAGAGCATGCTGCCTACTGCCCCAGCCCATTATAAACAAAGTAATTTTCGCTTCATTGACCTCTTTGCTGGCATTGGGGGCATCCGTAGTGGTTTTGAAGATATTGGGGGGAAATGTGTATTTACCAGCGAGTGGAATGATTTCGCTGTTAAAACATACAAAGCTAACTGGTATTGTGATGAGAATGAGCATGTTTTCAATTCTGATATACGTGATGTTACTTTAAGTCATCATGATGATATTACTGAGGAAGAAGCTTATGCCAGTATTGATAAGCATATCCCTGACCATGATGTCCTGCTGGCTGGTTTCCCCTGTCAACCCTTTAGTTTGGCGGGTGTAAGCAAAAAAAATTCACTTGGTCGTAAGCATGGCTTCGAGTGTGACACCCAAGGAACACTCTTCTTCGACGTCGCACGTATTATCATGGCAAAAAAACCAGCCATTTTCGTTCTGGAAAATGTTAAGAATCTAAAAAGCCACGATAAAGGGAAAACTTTTCGAATCATCATGCAAACGCTGGACGAACTGGGATATGACGTGGCTGATGCAGAGACAATGGGCTCAGATGATCCAAAGATAATAGATGGTAAAAATTTTCTTCCTCAGCACCGTGAACGAATTGTATTAGTCGGATTTAGGCGGGACCTAGACCTTGCTAAGGGTTTCACGTTAAGAGATATAGTCAAGGAATTTCCACAACACCAGCCAGCTATTAAAGACCTACTGGACAATGATGTGGATGAAAAATACATACTGACCCCGAAACTTTGGGATTATCTCTATAAATATGCAAAAAAACACAAGGAAAAGGGAAACGGCTTTGGGTATGGTCTTGTTAACCCTGATAACAAATCGGCGATTTGCAGAACCCTAAGCGCCAGATATCACAAGGATGGGTCCGAAATTTTGATTGACCGTGGCTGGGATCATATTAAAGGCGAAGATGATTTTTTTGATGCTGAGAACATGGTTCGGCGCCCGCGTCGCCTAACTCCAAGAGAATGTGCTCGTATTATGGGTTTTGAACAACCAGGTAAAGTTACTTTTCGTATTCCTGTCTCTGATACCCAGGCTTATCGTCAGTTCGGGAATTCAGTTGTAGTACCTGTGTTTGCTGCCGTGGCTAGATTACTTAAATCGAGAATAGAAAAGGCAGTAATGCAGCGCAAAACTGAGTCATTCAGCCAAGCGGTATGAAAACTAAAAATGAAGCGCCTAGGTGGCGCTTTTTTTTATTCCACATTAAGGCATATGTATGTAAATTACTGTTGTCACACCTCAACAGGACTGAGATATGGATATCAGACTCAAAGAACACTTTGAATTTGCTGCAGCTAAGACATTACGAGCAGTTGATGCTCTGCCTACTCGGTCTAACCAGCACGAGATCGGTGGATTAGTTGAAGCCGGTTTGGGCAGGGCTTTAGGTCCGTTAGCTGAACAGAAAGCGACCCATCTACAATGTAAAATGTTCCGCCTCACTGATAGTGAGGAAACCCCCATCTGTGTTGATACCCAAGTTACTTGGTACAATACTCGTGCCGCAAACGAGAAACGGGGACCTGAGTATCGTCTTTACTATCGCGATAATGCAGTCACAGAATGCTTAAATGAAGGCGACTTCATGCTTGTTGCGCTAAGACCTAATAAAGATTTGGTGATATGTTTTTGTCCGCAGGGAAGCCCGGTTGAATGGCAACTGCGTGATTTGTTTGGCCTGAATAAAACAGGAGATTCAAAGTTTCACTCTTCTGAGCTTAACTCTCGTACGTTGTTGGTAACGGTGCAGATGTGTCTTGAGGAAATGGGCATTATTTTTGCCCAGGAAGGCGACGAGGACGAGTTACTACTTGAGCAGCTTCTTGATATATCACCGAATGGATTCCCTTCATCTCGCGTATTTTCAAGTTTGGCGAGGGAGAGGGTTGCGAGGTCGTCATTCGATAATTCTGACCAAGTGTTGATGGAGTGGTTAGCTCAAGAGGAAATGCTATTCCGTGTGCTTGAACGGCATATCGTGAGGAAGAGGCTCAAAGAGGGATTTGGTCTGAATTTCGATGATGTTGATGAATTTATTAGCTACTCTCTCAGTGTCCATAATCGGCGCAAGAGTAGGGTAGGTCATGCCTTTGAAAATCATCTTGAAGTCGCTTTTGTTGAAAATGGCCTTCATTATGAAAAGGGTAGCAAGTTTAATGTAACGGAAAACAACTCGAAACCAGATTTTTTATTTCCCCATTTTCGGGCCTATCATGACCAATCATATCCGGTAAATTCGCTTTTTATGCTTGCAGCAAAAACTACCTGCAAGGATCGTTGGCGACAGGTGTTGGCTGAAGCAGAACGCCTAAAAGAAAAGTACCTCGTCACATTGCAGCCTGGTGTCAGTGTTAATCAGATACAAGAAATGAAGTATCACAACCTGCAATTGGTAGTGCCAGAGCCACTTATAAATGTTTACCCTCCTGAAGTACGAGGAGACTTGATAACTCTTCAGTCATTCATAAATCATGTTAGAAGGACTCAATTCTAAATCGTCAATTTCCTTTTAATGAGTAAAGTCATAAAAATTATTTGGCCAAAATCTCGGAGAATTAGAATAGACGGTGTAGACTTTGTCGTCTATTTAACTAGGTACATAAGGGTAATTAGAATGGTGAATGTCAAATATAACTACCGAGAGCATTAGGCTACCGGTAGTTATAAATCAAGAAGTTATTTGGTCTGATAACGCCATTTATTAACAACGGCTTTAATTTGCTCTAGTGTCATTGCTTGTTTCTGCCACCCTTTATCGAAATCAACATCATTAGAGCGAGGTAATTGCTCCTCTGACAAATTGCGAATCATAACTCTTGTGGGCAGAGTGGCGGCTTGGCCCACAAATATTGCCTCTTGCCTACGTAGCCCTGAAAGCATTTTGCTTAATCCTGACATTGAATCAGGTAGTATGCTACGAACATGCTCACGATCAGTATCATTGGTTATTCGAAGAACGATCCATGAGTTACATTGCGATAAAACCGTCGCTTCTACCTCACTCGGCCTTTGAGATACCAGCAACAAGCCAACACCATATTTTCGCCCTTCTTTTGCGATACGCCGAATGGCTGATTGCGCTGCTTCATATTGCGCCTCTCCTCGGTTTGGTACATAACGATGTGCTTCTTCGCAAACCAAGAGAACGGGACTATCCTGACGCTCTCCTTCGGATTGCCAAACTTTAAGTTGAAAAACAATTCTTGCTATTGCTGCACTTGCGACACCCGCGACTTCATTTGGTACACCCGACAAATCAACAATTTGAACCGTTGTTTTATGTGTCAAAAATTGATTTACAATACATGGTAATGGATCTTGCTCACCATCCCAGCTTTCCGTCATGAATTTGAGTCGCCCATCTTTAAGCAATGAATCGATCTTGCGAATAACTTTGCTAAAATCCTCATGCTGTTTTTTATCTTTATTATCTGGCCGTTGAGAATTAATGGCACCAATTAATCCTTCCTCATATCTAGTTCCATCTTTAAAACCAAAGTGATCTAAACCCTCGGCACTACCTAAAATATATGGGATAGGTGAGTCGACCGTTAACTGACTTTTAATGAGATTAAGTTTATCTGCTGCTTGCTCCCGAACAGCAATCAAGGCATTTTTGACAATATTTGATTGCGAAGTAGCCTCAAATTCAGTTTTACCAATGAACAAACTCAACGACTCCTCAAGATCAAGCAGCCAGTAAGGAAGCTTAAGTGACCCCTCATCTGTTGATAATCGTTGATGTGCAGCAAAAGCTTTACCATATTCATTATGTGGATCAAGAATGATAATTTGTGGATGCCACTGTTTATGTTCTGCAATTTGACCGCGTTCGAGAATGCTATGAATAACAGCGGCAACTGTGCCGGATTTGCCTGCGCCAGTCGAACCTAATATCGCTGTATGCTTACCTAATAATTCATTGAGTTCTGCATAACAAGGAGCGCCACCAGAACCAACGTGCTCGCCTAATTTTATTACAGCTCCTTTTGCATCGCCATAAATAAATCTAAGCTCTGATTTTGGAGTAAGATAAATGTTTTGTTGCGGTAGAGGGTAAGTTGCAACACCGCGCTCAAATTCAAGTGTAAAATCACTCTCACTTATTTTTCGCCATTCACCTTCACCAAATAGATCTGCTTCAATAATGCGTTCATCAGATGAGGCAATAGGCATACCTTTTTCCAACTGGTAGTCAGATTTCATTCTTAAGCGGCTAACCAGACCATAAATTGAACGGCGACCAAAGTGAACTTTAATGATTGATCCAAACTGACCAATAGGATAATTTTCGCCTGCAAAAACTCTGGATAGATCTGATATGGAAGGATCAAGTTCTGCAATAATTCTTGAGCCATCCACTTCAATTATTTTACCTATAGAGAGATTCTCAATCGGTTTAATATATTTATTATCCATATCACACTCCTCCCTCAAGAATTTGGGTTAGGTTTTCAAATTTCCACCATTCAATATTTTTTTCAGAAATTATTTCATTTTCAGCATGGAAAAAACCATTGTTGGCGAAAATAAGAACCTGCTCATTAATTGCACTGTTGTTATACCAACTTTCCAATATACCTGTGGGTTTAGAGTCACTAGTAAAGGCAATTACTGTTAAATTTCCATTCGAAGACCTTAAACCACGTTCAATTTCTAGATTGATATGAGCATCGCCAAAACTATAACCTGCAATCAATAAAACTCGCTGACTCCCTCCTTGAGGATTTAAAGCACAACGAGCCCGATGCAATAAATTAGCATAGGGGTCAAGTTGGGTTTCTCGGTATTTTGTTGAGGCGGGCCAAATCATAATTTTCGATGCTTGTTGCTGGCTACGTTTCAAATAAGTAGCTATTCGAAGAGGCGTGGTTGATGGGGGGTGCTCTGCCCAATTGATAGAACCATGTAGCTTAAATACTCGTGCATCCAAATTGTTCTGTTCAAATGCTGAAGGATTCCACCAACCCGAAACACCTCCTTCTAAGCCATCGGAGTATCGTAGTTTGGAGAGGGCCAATGAGTCTTCAATCAATGTGTCATAATTCATTACTAGATAATCGATAGTGCCTGAATGGCTGTCTTTACCTGGTCGTATTGGACGATGAAGCGCTTGTACAAACCGCTCATGTATTTCTGAGTCAACACTAATATTAATAACATCAAAAATAGCCAGCTTTATTTCATCAATAGCTTTCAATAATTGCTCATTGCTGTATTCAATACCGGAAATGGTTACTTTGCTACCGTCAACATTTCGATTCGAGCGACGAGTTGTAATGGCTAGCCAATCTACTAACTCACTTAAATAATCTTCGATATGTGATGCCGGTGATGCACCGACAAAGGAGTTTTGAATAGCATTCAATATTTCCTTTGAATCGTTAGAAAGCTTATCGCTTCTAAGTGCGCTGTCAGTCAATTGGTTAGTTAAAGGAAGCCCAGCACAAAAACTCGCGCCTGCCCCCAGCAATACAACCTTTGAATGTGAAAGTAATTCCTCAAGTTTGTTTACTGCTTCCTTTAATTCTTTTTGAGAAAAAACACTAGTATCAAATGCCATATAACCTAATCTCCATTTATTGGTGTTAATAGCTGTTAGTAATGCACTCGTTTCGGCCTTAAGGCCGTTATCTTCATATGTCCAATGCGTTATCAACAGCCTGCCACCTTTTGATGGAAATGATCAACTGTTTTGCTATCAGATTGTTAAGTAAAATCCAAAAGGATGATCAGCTACATGGCGATGTTGTTTTATCACTAAAGCTGAATAATCACTTTGAGTGAGGGTATTGAAGTTCTGGAATTGCGCTCGTCAATACGGAGTTTTTCGTCTTTTCGTCCCGAATGTTAGGTGCTCACTGCGTTGTGCGCCGCCTTATTCAGGACTCAAAAACGTTACAGCTAAGAAAGCCGCTTGACGCGGCTGTTATTACGGAAAAAGGTTTGTGGCGTTTTGCCTGGCAACAGTGGCATTGTCCAACGTATCCCGAGCTGATGGCATTGGGTTTGCGACTGCTATTTTGTCAGGCTTTGCAGTTATAGCAGTCAGTTGGCGGAGCGCTGCAATTACGGTAGCCGTATCGTCTGGGAAAATACTGCTGATCAGGTGCCGCACTTGGCTAATAGTTGTGTTGTCATCGAATACTTCCGCGATAAGGTGAGGAAGTCGCGGGTCCTGCCGCATTAGTGCCATCCCCGCCAGCAGCGCAGCGCGGCAGGCATTACCACGGGCCTTCACAGGCAGGGCGTTAAGCATTTCATCAGCAAGTTGCTCGGCCCGCGAATGAGCTGGCTTGAGATAAAAGCTGATTTTACGGTTTGGAGTGGTCATTCAGGCGTACCCATTTGGTACAAGCCGATCACCAGATCAAGCTGTGGGCTGGCTGTCCGTAAAATGCGGTCCTGCGGCATGGCCGTTGCTTCGCACACTGCATCAAGAATGATACTGGCACCGCCGCCAATCACCATGACGTGCGAGTACCCGGAAAACTGCTCAATGGTCCGCTGCACGCGACGGCAGAGCTGCGATTCTTTCTCCTTCAGGGTGGTCAGAACGGCTGCACATTGCGCCGTGTCGTTTATCCGGCTGCACAGATAATCGGCGTCTCCACGGTGATGGATAATATCGTTGGCAAAGAGGCTACTGGCGCGCGTGTTGGCGGCATTCAGAGCGGTTTTTAGCGCTTCAGTAATCAGAGAAACGCCAATATCTGGATCGCAGAACGTCTTTGTTATTCCAGTGAATTTGCCGCGCACCTGCGACAAGTCCAGCGTGGTGCCGCCCAGATCGACAATCAACAGAGAATCCAATTCGTCCAGGTCTTTCACCACGTCAAAACCGGCGGGGATGGACTCAGGCAACACGCGCACATTGCGGATAGTGAAGGTTTCAGCGTTATTGAGTGCAACACTGCGCATCACGTTGCGCTTTTTACGCTCGATGTTCTGCGTGTTGGGCTGATTGTGTTCGTCCAGGTATTCACCCAGCGGGAGTGTGACTTCCACATCGACCGGCTGCGGCGCAATGCCGGTTTGCAGCAGGGCGTGGTGAATGGCGACAACGTTAAGATCGCTGTACTGATAGCGGGTGTTGGTGGTGCGGATGGCTTCCGGGCTAACAGGATCAAAGGAGTAGCGCTCGCCGTCGATCAGGTAGTTGGCCGGTGTCTGGTTGCCGAACGGCGTGGACCACTCCGGCTTGAAGCTGTTCTGGCTGACCAGAGTCTTCATTTCGCCGTTCTGCTGCCATGCCATTTTGATCGCTGTGGAACCGTCATCAATAAAAATCTTCATCGTGTTTCTTCCCTTAATATAGGTATGAAAAAGCCGTTTAAACGTCGCTTTTGGGGATGAAACAGAAAAATGAGGGTTTAGCCGTCTGGCTAGTTGTTCATTTTTCTATATCGTTCCCGTTTTTAGTCTCTCAGTAACTAACTAATGATGTGCCCCTAAACCTCGCAAGGTGAACCACCATTGCGCGATGGCCCATACTGGAGCGCTGGCGAATATCGCCAGGGAAAAAGCCAGTATCCCGTAAGGCATTCCGATAAGCGCGTCGCGTAATTTCATTTTTACCTCCAGTTGATTAATGGTCTTGTTACCAGAACGGCGAGCGCGAGGCGCTGACCGGTTCTATTCTGTCGTTCCGTAGCCGCACGGCTTCACAGCCGCCGATGTTCAGCGTGGCACCACTCAGCAGTGCTGCTATTTCCCATGACTCCAGTTTCAAACCGGTAGCGCTGGCAAATTCGTCAATCAGCGCGCGTTGTTGAGGTGTGGCGGTGCCGCTGGCTGCGACTCTGACATTGGTGCCAACTTGTTTTGGTGGGCGTGCTGCCTCGTCGCGCATGCGTTGCAGCATTTCACGCCGTTCCTGGCGGGTCGTGCTATTGAGATCAATCGGGCAATACGGTCCGTCGCCTGTGCTGACCCCCTGCGAATCCCCCGCTAGGGGATCCTGCGTACAGTTATTGACAGAACTCCAAGGGGACGCTGCGCGTCCCGAAAAAGGCAACGGCAAACCCTCGCCCGGTGCGGCCTTTCGTTTGGGCACGATCTTGTAATCAATGGTGCGGGTGTAAATGATGGTTTCGCTGCCCGCAAACGGGCAGAAGATGCCGGTGATTTTCGAAACTGTGTCGCCGTAATCATTGCCGTTTTCGGTCAATTCATAATTGAGGCGTATGCGCAGGCAGTCCCGCTCAACAAACGGGCCGCCCTGTGCTGTGATATATCCCGGCCAGTCTGGCGCATCAGCTGCTGCGCGGGCGGGCTCCAGTTCAGGATGGAGTACCAGCTCCCGGCTTCCCAGCCTGCGCAGCTCGCGCCATACAGTTACCGGTGCGCCGCCGATTTGCTGAAACTGGCGGATGTTCCAGCGTGCGGCCCATGCCCGCACCCGCTTTGCCATCTCTTTGACTGGTTGGCCTGATTCGTGATCGACTTCGCCGTCCATGCCGTAACCGTCGATATTTTTTGAGATGTATTTCGCGATATAGCCGGTCGCACTGCCGTGTTCTTCATCGATGGTTTTGACGGTGAAGCGGTGCACCTCTGCTCCCGGCTCGTTGCCCGCTTCTTTCAGCGCGTGCATGCGGAAAATGTCGGTAGCCTGCTCAACTTCCTCCGGGCGCAAAAAAAGGAGTAAGTGCCAGTGTGGTGTAGCGTCGTGGTGGGGTTCGGCTGTGCGAAATCCAAAGGTGCGGATCTTTTTACGCCGCCATGCGGCGCGGACGCGTGACCAGACTTTGCACAGGTATTTCTGCGTCTGACGTGGGCAGACATCGCGGTATTTATCGTTTCGCTGGCCTGATTTCACATGAGTGGAGTGGTAGCTTGACGGTGCTGTCAGCGTGTAAAACATGCCAACCAGTCCCATTTCGTTAGCCAGGTCTTCAAACCCGCGCATGCGAACCATGAGTTCGTGGCGGGCAATCTTCGGGTTCGACACGCTACCCATCACCTTATCCAACAATGAGGTGCGCTCGCCGGTGTCCTGGTCTTCCAGTTCCATCGCCTGAAGGTATTCGAGATTAGATTTTTTCTGCGCCTGCCATTCTTTGATGCAAGGTTCTGAGCAGTAGGGGGAAGCGATCCTGCTGACATAGCCTGTTGTTATCATCAGGTGTTCACGCCAGCGGGCGTGGATGCTCTTAAGTTTTCCGAGCCACCATTTGTCCGTCTGGAGACGGGAAACGGCGCGCAGCGCTTCTTCAGCTTCCAGTTGTTCACTGCTATAGCCGTCCCATCCCGGAATGGGGATATTCAGGGCGCGGGCCTTACTGGCGATGAAGCCGTAGGCATAAAGTGTTGAGAATTCATAATCAGATGTTTGCGCGTACTGAAAATCAAACTCGCGCATAAACTCGCTTGTCATAATGCTGGCGAGTTTATAAGCCAGTCGTTTCAGGCGTTTTTTATCCGCCCATGGCAGGAGGTGAAAATCGTCTTTAAACGGCAGCAGAATGGCGGGCAGGCTTTCCCGTGGTAAATACTGCACGTCGACGGCATCAATGCGGCGCAATACGTGGCGCTCGAACGTGCCAAAAAGCCACTTCACCGCCCCGGATGGATCCTGCTGGTCCAGTGCTTCAAGCTGGGTTGAATAGCGGCGGCGGATAAAGGCCGGTAATTTTTGCAGGCGACGGCGGAGGTAAGCTTCGCGCTTTCGTTGCTTTATTTTTCCGGCTTCGACCAGGCCAGGCTGTGGTGGGCATAATTCGACGAGATCGTCGTGGGAAAGTGTTTTTCTGGTGCCGTCCGGTGCCAGATAATCAATACCAGCGAGCAGGGCATTATGCTCGCCGTTGTTGTCGGGGTCGGTAATGCCGGGTTCTGAAGGTGCGCCGTTTGCTAGAGCAACATCATAATCCAGTGAGTTCCACGCATAGGCGAACTGGCTGGCATCAATGGTCCTGCCTGGAAATGGCGGTGGTGGTGTTGGCGCATATCTACCGCGTTTAGCCTCGCTCACGCTGCACCTCTGCTGGTAACGTTGTGCTGTGGCGCGGCAGATTTTTGCGTAATGATGAGCAGTCCCAGCTTGCGTGCCTGATACAGCTCAGCCAGAGCGCCGGGGGAGTTTTCCCAGCCGTTAAGCAGAAAAATAGCGTCAGCGCTCCTGACCATGGCCTGACAGATGTCCATGTACTGGTGTTGCGTTAAGCCTTCCGTAAGGAAGGCGGGATTCAATACGCGATGACCATTGGCAGCGATTTTTAGCGCCGCATTGAAAAAGGCGGGGTGGTTAAGGTCCGGCAGTCCGGTCATGGGGCCAGCGATATAGATGATCATGATTTGCCACCATTAAGCATGGTGGCGCGACAAGCATTCCAGCCGCCTCGAAAAGAGTCTGCCCAATCCTTGCTAGCAGCCTCCTCCTGCTTGTCTTCAGTAATTTCCATCGGTACAACCAACGCAGGGTATGAGGTGCTGTAGAGCTTTCTGGTTTCCATTCCGTCTTCGTTCAGCGATTCGGTGTAGTACCGCTCAAATTCATACTCGCTACAATTATCCCACTCTCCCCATGTGTCGTATTCGGGATCAAATATGCGGTACTGGTACACCTCGGGCTCGACTTCCCCGTTGAGGAGCGCTCGCAGATAATCAACTGCGCTTGCAATCACAGAAAGCAGGTGTGGCGACTGTTTGATGGCCATATCTGGGTTATCTACGTAGTATTTGAGAAATGCGATAGTGGTATTCATTTCTTCAAGGGCGGTAATCTCACCTTCGGCGCGGTAGTGTGTTGATTTACTGTTGTTCACTCTGTTATCTCCCGTCAAAACGTCCGTAGCCTTTAACCATGCAGTGACCGTTCATATAAACGGCGGTGGTGTTCAGTTCTTTCGCCACCCTGACTTCGCAATCCTCCTGTGCGGAACCAATGGTCCAGCGCACCATGAGGCAGAAGAGGACTGTGACAACAATCCAGAAGGCGGCAGTGGTGAGTTTTTTCAATGCACCGCCTCCGCATGAAACTTGCTGACGAAGCGGTGAAGACGGCGCATTGTGCGAAAGCGCGGGCGGACATGCGCAACTGTTGGAAGGGGGTTCTCGTTGAATTGCTGAAGTTTGGCGTAGCCGTACCATTGGTTTTTCAACCAGACTCTGTAAACGTCGCCATCAAGCCAGAATGCCGCCGTGTACTCTTCAACAAAGAGACATTCGCCTTCATCCAGTAGTTGATTTAGGGTCTTATCCCACTCTTTGCTGAATGGAGGCTGATACATTCCGAAAATGGTGTTGCCTATGTGACACAGATAATCTTTAAACATGCTCAGTCCTCAGAATGGGATTTCATTCAGCAGATCGTTGTCGTCGTCCGGGTTCTCCGGGATGGTGATTTCGTCGCCGCGCTTGATGTTCTTTGCATCGCGTTCCGTGAAGGTGGGAACATCCGCGTGGTGGTAACGGCCATCAGCAAACACCTCGACCTCAACCAGCCACTCGCCGTGGGCCGGCCAGCGCTCAAGAACCTGCGTTATCACGCCTGTCACTACGCTCATTTGCCTGGCTCCGGGTTGATTGGTTTGATGCTCTCCAGTAACAGGCGGCGGCGCATATTTGGCGCGCCCCAGCGATAGCCTGTCTTTTTGTCATAGGACTCACTGCGACCAACAACCCATGACTGATCTGTCTCTCGCAGGCTGAAGCGTTTTTTACCGTCACGCGTAATGACGACACCGGTGTGCGTCTTTGCTGTCGTCATTTCTTTAGCTCCGTGTGGTTCAGGTGTTGATGCCTAACATCCTGCGTGACGCTGCAATCCTGCCCGCTGGATAGATCAAACCCTGTCCAGATGGCTTGTGCTGCTGGAGCGCCAAGGGTGCGGGCGGTATTGCTGATGGCATCGCGCGCAGGCAATACACCGATCACTTCTTTGGCCTTCACGCGCTTTTTGATGTTGGTGCTGATGGATCGCTGAACATCGAGGTTTTGCAGATTAAATGACTGGTAAATATCTCGGGTCTGCGGTGTGTCGCTGTTTGAGATGACAATGCCTGTACCGTAGAAGCGGTAGATGTCATAGAGCATGGCGGCCAGTAATTCATGGTGTGCTGGCGTGAAGGGTTTGGTGTGGTACTGCGTGAAGTTCGCCGTTTTGCTGGTCGGGATGTACGGAGGATCGCAGTAAATGGCTGCGCTGTTGCCGCCAATGGATCGCAGGGTGTATTCAAAGGATGTACACAGGAAAATTGTTCTGGTGTCGTTGGCTTTTTCTGAGAAAAGCCTGATTTCAGCGTCAGGGAAAAAAGGTTCGCTAGCTTGTTTGCCGAATGGGCTGTTGTATTCGCCCTTAAGGTTATAGCGGCAGAGGCCGTTGTAGCCGTGGCGGTTGAGATAGAGGAAGGTTGCTGCGCGTGGAAAATTATATTCCGGCTGCATGGATCCTAGTGTGTTGCGGGAATTGTTGAACGCGGCGCGGACCTCCGCGTAGTGCTTCGCGTTATTTCCGTCTTTAAATAAAGAGCGTGCGTCATCGATCAACTGGTGAGGATAGCGCGTAGCAACGCGATACAGATTAATGAGATCGGGATTGATATCGGCTAGAACGTAGCGGCGATAATCTGTGTTTAGGAAGACGGCAGCGCCGCCGACGAACGGCTCAACCAGACAATCGGCCTTTGGGAGGTGCTGGAGAAGCTGCGGCAGGATGCGGGATTTTCCGCCAGCCCATTTGATGAACGGGCGGATCATTTCTGGCCTGCCTTACGCAGGTATGCGTCAACGTCCCATACCCAGAAAGTAATTACCATCATCGTGAAAGACGGCAGGCAGTTGTAATAGTATGAGCCCCATACATCCAGAGTGATTTGGCGGGCGCGATATACCCATTCGACGCGGTAGAGCGTAGCGATCTCAATGATGGCGATAATCAGAAGAACGGCTTCTATATTCACTTGTTCACCTCTTTTTAGGTAATAAGAATCCCGGCACGGTTAAGCGCCTTATATTGCTTTCTGAGTGGCTAAATCAGTTTTTGTGTCCCTACGTTAGGTCTTCTGGAAAATCTCTAACCAGTTCCCTAAATTCCCTCATTGCTCCTTTAATGGATAATTTTTCCCTGTCACTTAAATGCTCATAGCGAATATTCCAGCGGTCAGAGGATATTTCTGCCAGGCAATAAATCCATTTTCGGTGGCGTGACTGTCGTAAGCGTTCAAAAAAATCTTGCACACGATTCCTCTCGCTCTGAGCGTTCATTACCTGGCGTTTAAGTTCTGCTACCTTCGCCAGTCCGTGAACCTTTTGTTCTGATGACATGGCAGTGGGGGGAATAAACGTTTTTAACATTTCCACACCTCGCTATTGCTCACCTGTTTGAAAGCGCATCCGCGAAGACGCCAGCCCCCACTTTTATATGGCTGCGCTTTCAGTCAGGTGCCGGTTTTTTGCGTGGCCGGCGCACGCTGTGGTATTTTCGCTAAGCCGCTTTCCTCCCAAGAAGTGAGCGGCGTAACTATTCACAACCACGTAAGGAGTAGTAATGTCCGGAGAAAATGATTTTCATCGCCTTGACAGGGCAGCGCCCCCTGCGCCGCCAAAAGAAGGCAAATAAAGAGAGGTAAGGAATGACCGAGCAGCAAATGTTCGATATCAAGTTCAGAATTGCATGGAGTTTTCAGCTTGAAAAACTCAATGCAATTCTCTTCCGTAGACTGGATAAGTTCATATTGTTCACGCAGTTTGTTCTTGGAAGCGCAGTGATAACTGAGCGTGGTTCGTCCTTTCTGCTCGGCGTTCTGGTTGCTGTTCTCGCAGGTCTTCAATTCGTTATTAAGCCTGGCGAGGCCGCAGGGGCTGGCAAGGGGCAGGCGCAATGTTACAGTGAGCTTCTCGATGACATGGATGCCGGATGTATTGACGCTAATACCGCTGTGCAAAAAATAAAAATCATTGAAAAAAGCGACTCCGATACAGTTATGAGCCTCAGGGAGCCAGCGCGCAATGCAGCCTGCCGTATGCTCGGTGTAGTTGAAGATGGGAAACCTTCTTCTTTCGGCCGTTTTTTGGCATGGGTATGTGGCGAGCGGATTCTCTGACATTACGGTGTCTCCGATATGGTGTGTAAACACTCTGCGAGTTCATTTATTTCTAACCGGCTGTGATGCCGGTTTTATATTTTTGGATGTAAAAGTGGTTCAACGCTTAAAACATGTGCATATGTCTCACTAATTAAAATGATTTCTATGGTGTTTGTTGTACTAAATAGGTTGCGGAATTGCGCCATCATCACGCAATAACTCATATTTGCGCTGGAGTTCAATTGCAGAATCAATATCCTCGCAGCTGTATGCAAGTAATCGCGCGTGCTCGATACCAGTCAGCAGGGTATGGCGCGCGGATTCTTCGCGTGTAGCGCCAGCTGTGATAGCAAAGTGATAACGCTGTAATAGGGCGTTTAAAGCCTCAATAAATAATGTGCTCATGGCATCACCATTAATTTACGATGTAGATCTATTAATTAAATAATTACGAGACTGCTCTTTTATTCATTTCAAGCTTGCTGCGCCGGGTGGAGGTCATTCTGGTTCTTCTTCCTCCCTCTGCTGCTTGTTTCTTCATTTTGAGATCGCGAGATTTGCGGTCATAGGTCCAGTAATCCTCCCAGGAGTGCCATTCTGGTGGCTCAAGCTCCGGTAAAATTTTCGCCAGCTCGTCCCAGCGCGCGCGGTTGATATACTAGGTTCCGTCGCTGTTTGGCTTAGTCGGGTCTTTCATTTTGTGTGCTGGTAGCATATTGCGGCGGCACATTGCCCGGACTGCGCCGGTAGTGAAACCGGCATAAGGCGCGAACCTGTCAACAGTCACTAGGTCTGCGATTGGTCCTTCAAAGATCAAATCCTGCTTTTTCTTTTTCCCGCATTCAGCGACATCTAAATCGTTTGAAAGGACATGCACCTCTCCAGCAATGGTCGCAGCCTCGCTGAAAGCTTCCTCTGCAATGTTGCTCTTCATTTTGATATCCTCATGCGTTGGTGCATTTGTCGCGGTTAGGCGGTATTTGCGGTTATTTGTCAAAGGTATCACTGTTGATACCTTTTGCGTGAGGTTAGTATCACTGTGGGTACCTTGTCAATAGATTACGCAAAGAAACTACTTTTGATTCGCAAGGCGGAAGGATTAACCCAGGCAAAATTTGCGGAGATTACCAATCTATCGGTTAGCACGATTAAGGGGTATGAGACTGGTCAGAGACCCGCAAGAGCAGAGGTTATGGAGAAGGTGCTACGGGTGGACGAGTTTCAAAAATATACCCTTTGGCTTATCCATGACAAGGCGGTGCCTGCTGCAGGTCAAATCGCCCCTGTATCGGATGTTATTGACTCTGAATCTCAAAATGTTGATTCGTTCTCTGATTCGGCCAAAAAGCAGAGTAAAGCATAAAAATAATGTGGCCATTATAACGAAAATACATATTTTTCATGGTGTTAAATAAAAACCGTTTCCATGTTGCGTAAGCCCGTTTGGGTAAGTTGTTTTATACGTGCATAGGAGATTTTTTATGAATTCACAGCCTATTGATTACGCGCCTAGGCTCGCTGCTATTAGAAAGGCAGAGGGATTTAGTCGAAGGGACTTTTCGATGTTGGCCGATCTATCTGTTGACTCCATCCGAAACTATGAATCCGGCAAGAGTTTGGCTCGTGTGGATATTGTGGAGCGGGTGGTGAGGGTGGAACCTTTCAAAAAATATACACTCTGGCTTTTACATGACAGGCCAAATCTAATGGCCGGGCAAATAGTTCCGGCTCTCTCTCTTAATGGCTAAGTTGGTTCGGTAGTGTTAAAGCATCGAGCCAAAATGGTATGGGTAACGGTTGCAGTATCTATCCGTTGCGACCGGAAAATTGGCTTGATTTGCACAATGAATTTTTAGACTGGGCTGAAAGACAATCGCTCAGTGAAATCGGAGGGCTTCGCAATGTCGATTAAGAAGCTCGAAGATGGACGTTATCAGGTAGACATCAGACCAAAGGGCACTTATGGAAAGCGTGTCCGCAAGATATTAAAAACTAAAACCGAGGCACAGGCATACGAAAAGTATGTGCTGATTAATCACCACACTAAAGAGTGGCTGGATAAACCTGCCGATAGACGCCCGCTGAGTGAACTTATAGATCTCTGGTGGGTATACGACGGTCGCAACCAAAAATTCGGTGAAACTTATTGTGGCCGCCTTCGAAAGGTATGCCGTGAGATGGAAGATCCGAAAGCGTACGAACTGACACGAAAGTTTTTGTTGGAGTACCGTTCCAGAAAACTAAATGCCGGATTGTTGGCATCAAGCGTTAATCGTGATTTGTTCGTTCTTTCTGCCATGTTCACGGTTCTTATTGAAGCTGAAGAGTTTCACAATGAAAACCCTGTCAGAGCCATTCGTAAGTTGACGGTTAGAAGCTCAGAAATGTCTTTTTTGTCTGAGGATGAGATCGATGAGTTATTGCGTAGAACGAGTGGTGATGAATGGCGAGTGGCTGTGCTTTGCCTGGCTACAGGAATGCGGTGGAATGAAGCTGCAACCCTTAGAGCGGAACAAATTATTGGGAACAGAGTTACGATGGCTGTCACCAAAAATGGCAGGAGTAGGGCTATCCCGCTTGCACCAAAAGTGGTTGAAATGGTGAAAACCAAAAAATCAGGGCCGCTTTTTAAGGTGGATTATTTGCAGTTTAGGCAAATCCTCAAAGAGCTGAAACCGGATCTCCCAAAAGGTCAGGCAACGCACGTGCTACGCCATACGTTTGCAACGCACTTTATGATGAACGGTGGCAACATAATCACGCTGCAAAGAATTCTTGGTCATTCCAATATTCAGCAGACGATGGTGTATGCACATTTTTCTCCTGATTTTTTACAGGATGCCGTTTCGTTTAACCCGATCGCAGAGACCGTCCATAATCTGTCCTTAGTGACTAAATAA